TGATGGTCAGAATGTGTTGACAGGATTGCCAGTTGCTAAGGATGATCTTGTTGATTTTATGCAATCATTGAGTAAGGATCAGGCAGACAAGGCAGAGGGCATATTCAAAAAAATACAGGCAGATGGTTTAATCAAGTTCAGTGAAACGGGGCACAACAAATCATTAAAAGGATCAACACAGTTACCAAAAGAATATCATGCATATCTTCAAAAGTGGGTTGATCAAAATAAAAATGTTGCAGATTTCTTTACAATCAACGCTGGGGAATTGGGCAATATGGATGATTATGACCTATCAGATTTTGAGATCGAATAATCCAGTTCAAAAGGTATAAAAAGGTAAACAATAAAAAAGGAGAATTAAAATGACAGATTTAACAGCAAATGCACCGTTAAGAATATTGGGAGAGGCACATATTGAACAATGGGTATTAGACAATAGCGCCGCTCAAACAATATATAAGGGGCAACCCATGATCATTGATCAATCTGAGGACACAGTTAATTTAAGAGGTTATGTTGATGCAACAGTTGTCGCGGCAACAGATGTTTTTATGGGCATAGCGGCAGAGGATGCCAGCGTTGCAACAACTGATACAGAGACAGACAATGATATCAATGTTTATGTATATCCAACAATTGTTGGGTTCAAATCAGCAGTGTTTACAAATGCGGATTGTGGCAAAACAGTATATATGAGCGATTCAGCAACATTGAGCGAAACAGCAGGGGACAATCCCCAAATTGGCAAATTGCATAGGGTTATTGATGGATATGCATTTGTTGAATTGACATCACCGCAGATTTGCACAGGCGCATAAACTTAACAAATAATATAAAAGATAAGGAGAATTAAAATGACAATAAGTGGCAATGTTCCAAAACATTTAGTAGTAGGCGCACGCACTGGGTTTTTATCTGCAGTTGAGAATAATCAATATCTTGATTATCAAAAGGTTGCAGAAATTATACCGGTGACAGCAAAAGCAACAGAGCTTGTTGATTTAGGGGCGGCACCCATGCCAGTTGAGAATAAGGGCACTGTGCAGGCCAGATCATTTATTGAGAAAACTCTTGAGGTAAAACCCACAGATTGGGAATTAACTGTGCATATATCAAGAAATGCATTACAGGATGATCAAACAAGTTCATTAGATCGCAAGGTAAGATCAGCAGGTGAACAGTTTTTAAAGCACATTGATAAAAGAGTGTTCACAGTGTTAAACGGTGGTGATGGCACGACTTATGGTTTGTGCTATGATGGTCAGGAGTTTTTTGATAGTGATCATGTTGACAAAGGCGGAGAATATCAGACAAATCAAGATAATGAATATGCACTTGCATTATCACTTGATAATTTCAAAACAGTAAGGGTTGCGGCTAGAAAATTCAAGGATGATCAAGGGGAATATGTCAACAATAATCATACTCAATTAGTTGTTCCACCGGATCTTGAGGATCTTGCAATACAGATTTGTAATAATCCACAGGCATATGACACAGCTAATAGAGAGATCAACCCATATAATGGCAGGATGATGGATCCAATAATCAGGCCAGAATTAGATTCTACGGCATGGCATTTATTGGCAACCAGTGGCAGTGTTAAACCATTGTTGGTGGTTATGCGTGAGGAACCAAATTTACAGGCCAGTTGGTTTGATCCAACACAGCGAGAGGGCGGTTTTTATTACTTCAAGTATTTTGCCAGATATGAGGTTTATTATGGTGATTGGAGATTGGCCATTCAGGGCAACACATAATAATTAATAACGAAATATAAGGAGATAAAAAATGGGCAATACAGTTATAAACGGTGAATTAATGCATATGGGGGGAGTGCCAGTCACTCCCCTATTATTGGGGTTAACATATGGGGATAAATACTTTTTAGATCCAGTTAATGGCAATGATACAAATGATGGCAAATCAGTTGACACAGCATTTAAGACAATGGAAGTTGCAGAGGATGCATTGACAAACAATAATAATGATATATTGTTTTATATTGGTGGATCCTCAGGGTTGAATCTAACACAGCAGTTGGTTTGGGATAAATCATATACACATTTAGTCGGGATCAGTGCACCAGTTGGGGCAGGCAAAAGAGCTAGAATATTCATGACATCCACAGTAACATCAACGCCAATGATCCAGATCACCGGGTCAGGTTGTGTGTTCAGCAACTTGTATATATTCCATGGCATTGCAAATGCGGCGGCGTTGGTTTGTGTTGAGGTGACAGGTGGTCGCAATTATTTCGATAATGTTCATTTTGCAGGCATTGGAAATGCAACGCAGGATGCGGCCGGGGCATGTTCGTTAAAACTCAACGGGGCAGAGGAAAATAAATTCAATAATTGCCAAATTGGTCTTGATACGCAGGGCACAAGAGGCGCCAACAGTTCAGAGATTTTGTGTGATGGTAGTGCAGTCAGAAATGAATTTGTTGATTGTCTCATATATGCATATATAAGCGCCGCAGGTCATCCGTTGGTCAAGATCGCAGACAATGCAGGTTTAGATCGTTATTTGAGGTTTAGAAATTGTACATTTCTAAGTGAGAGTTTGAACAATGGCACAGCCATGACAAGTGCATTTTCTATACCAGCAAGCATGGTCACATCTTATATCATATTGGATCAATGCAGAGCAATTGGGATCACAGCATGGGATAGTAATAGCAGGGGTAAATTATATGCAGATATGGTTGCACCAGCGGCCAGCGCAGGTGGTGGATTATCAACGAATTTGTAAAGGAGTGATAAGTTATGGCAGTATTAAAAGCAAAAGTGAGAGCAGGCAAGGATAAATCACCGGTGCAAGCGTTTGGTGGTCATGAATTTGTGCAATATGAATGGCGCAGGGTGCCAGAGGGATTTGAGCAACAAGCAAGAGAACATCCATTGTTAGTGGTCAATCTCAATCCGCCAAAAGAGCCAGATCAAATTGCAAGTGAAAAAGCAACTAAAGATGCAATTGAGCAGAATAAGAGCAAGGCCAGCAAAAAGGCAACAAAAGGCACAGATGATCAACAGGATAAATCAAGGGATCCAACGCAGGATGCAGGCAGTGGGCCGGATAAATTAGGATCAACAGATCATGGACCCAAAAAAGTTGGGGCAGGTGGTGATAAATGAGCATTGGCAGATCTCAGCATGTTGTTAATTTGGGTGTTGAGGGTATATCCGCAAGTACACCATATGTATTAATTGATTTGTCAGACACAGATAATTTTCCCCATGGATCTGCAGAGGTTGGAGAGATCCATTTGTTGGGGTTGGTTATAGATGGTGAGGATAAATCAGATGGTGCATTTGATATATGGTTTGGTGTCGTATTAGAAAATGACGCAACAGATGGATCAGTGCAATGGGTGCATGTTCATCACGCAGAGACAGTGGAAAATCCAACAGACAGCACAGGTCATATACATGAGGTTGTTGATTTTACATTAGGCGGACAAAACCCAGAGGGCATAAATTGCAAGGTGGTTGATGGTGCATTGGTTCATTTCGCAGGCAATCAATCGCAGAGTAACAATGTAAATTGGCAAAATGATGAAAACAGAGCCAGCCCAGTTGGCACAACAACTAAGGTTGGTGTTGGAGATTTAGTTGTTTGGGTTGAGGAAGTCGCAGGCACCGGAACATTAGACATATCAATAACAGGCATATATGAAACAGCATAACAAATCGGGTCATGGCAATATATTAATTGTTGCCATGACCCATGGCAGGTGATAAATGGCAATTGATGATAATAGTTATGGAGATTTGGCCAGCATAGGCGCATTGGTGCCAAGATATGCAAATGCGTCAGGCACATTTGACACAACAACAAGGCCAACAGGATCAACAGTTGAGACGCAAATTGATCAAGTGAGTTCAATAATTAACTCATTGTTGGCAGAGGTTGGGTTTGACATTCCAATAACACAGGCAGATGCAAAAAGATCAGTAACAGCATTTGTTGAAAGTGAGGTTGCCAGTATTGTTGAGGGTATCAATGGATCAGGTCGGTTTGGTCCTCAATCAAAAACACAAAAACGGCCAGCCAGCAGATACAGGATCATATTAGATGATGCAAAAGCATTTATTGATGGCAACGCCGCAGGCATTGAGAGATTGGGCGCCAGCAGGAAATATAGCAAATTGAGCAGTTGTGATTACAGATCAACAGATGATGCAGGAGATGACACATTCCCAATATTTCAGCGCAAGGCATTTGGCAACAAGTTCACAAATTGGGATCAATAATCATGGCAAAAACAGAGCTCATGTTCAGATTGACCAGCAAGCCAACATTTAGAGATTTGCGAGGTCGATTTACAAAAGCGAATGAACAATTATTACAGGATCGCAGACAGTTGGTCAGAGATCAAGGAAAGCGATTTGTAAAATTGGCAATTGATGAGGCGCCGGAGAGAACAGGCAAATTTAAGAAATCAATCAGATATAAGACATTTGTTGAGGGCAATGGCGTTGGTTTTACGGTCACAACAAAGCAACCACTGGGAACATTCATTGTCAGGGGCACAAAAGCGCATGTTATACCAGCAAGGAGAGCACCGGCTTTAAGATTTTGGTGGGATAAGGGACCCAGAGGACCGGATATATATTATTTCAAAAGTGTGAATCATCCAGGAACAAAGCCAAATAAATTTATTAGCAGGGCATATAGGCGTTGGATCCCGGGCGCAAGATCGGATCTCAGGAGAATATCAACCAGATTTGCAAGGCATTTGGGAGGATCAACAGATTAAATGAGTGAGGCAACAATAAGATCGGGTATATCAACAGCGATAAAAGCAATGACAGAATTTGCAGATGCAGATGTGGTCATATCTGAATGGGGCATATTAGATCAATCCAATTTGTCAGCGCCATATGTGTTGATAGAAATAAGTGATGATTTTAGATCAGTGCAGAACACAGTAACACCACAAACAACATGGAATATCCCAATAAATTTGATTGAGCGTTTTACAGATTGGGATGAGACAATGGTTAATTTGGCAACACGCAGACAGGCAATAATAGATAAAATAAACAGTAGTAACATCAGATCTGCAGGTGGTTTGGATGGTGTTGATATAAGTGAGATCAGAAATGATGGATATATAACGCCGATATTTTCAAGATCTGATCAAGAAGATTTGTATGAGGATGCATTGCCAATATTTTTAATGCAGAGGATATTATTGATTTGCACAGAATTTTAAAAGGAGATAATAAATATGGCAAATAAAGGCAAGAACAAAATGACCCGATGGATGAGGTTTTTTGTTGATGGATATAATTTATCCGGCGATGCCAGAACGGTTGGCAGTTTGGAACAAGTATATGATGAGGTCAGTTTGCATGGTTGGAGTGAGGCGGTTGTTAATTATGTTGCAGGACATAAAGCAACCGGGATCATTGATATGCAGGTATTGTTGAATGATGCAAGCTCAGGGGCATTTGAGCAGTTAAAGAGCGCCGGGGCAGATCGGGCAAGTGTTTTATTTGGCGGTGGCGCAGAGCCAACATTTGGAGATCCAGCATATTTGATCGAAGTGCAACAATTAAAGGATGTGGCTAGTTTTGATGCAGGGGCGGCAGTGATAAATGTTGATCTGTTACCAGAGGCAGGAAATGATCATCAACCCATGGGCGTTGTTATACATCCAGAGAATAGTATAAACGCAACAACAACTGGGGATAGCATAGATAATGGGGCAGGCACAACAAATGGATTTCATGCCAGTTTGCATATTACAGCGCAGAGCTCAGGAAATTATGAGTTCAAAATAGAGCACAGCACAAATGATATTGACTGGGCAACACTGGGCACTTTCACAGTTGATGGATCAGCGATTGGATCAGAACAATTGACAGGCACAGGCACAGTTAATCAATATGTAAGATTTGTTGCAACCAAAACAGCAGGATCAGTCACGCCAGTTTGTGTGTTCGCAAGAGATTAATCATAATAATATATAAAAAGGAGAAACAAGATGATAACAGTTATATTGATGGTTGTGATGTTGATTTTATTGTTCGGGGCAGGAACACCCGGCAAAAATAAACTTGAGCGGGGATTTAGAATATCATTTGATGATTCGGGTGGCACAGTAAGGGATTTGTCAGGTGATTTGGTTCCAGGTTCAGTGTCGGGCGGTGGTTTGGTGTATGATGAGGTTGAGTTAACAGGTGTAAGCGAATCGGTTAAAAATTATTTAGCAGGTCATGCAGAGAGTGAAATAACAGCACAGTTTTATATGAATGATACAGCATCAACCGGGGCGTTTACAGTATTATCAGGCAATCAAGGTGGCACAGGTACATTAACATTACAATGGGGATCAAGTGGCTCTGCGCCAGACACAGGAGATCCAGAGTGGGAAGGGGAATACGTGTTACTTAATGCAAGTGTTGGGTTAAATGGCAATAAGCCAGTTATCAATGCAGTATTTAAACCAACAGGATCAACACCGCCAGCGTGGGGAACAGTGTCATAATATGGGGCGCAGAATAGATTGCAATATTGATGGTATCAATAACACATATATTGTTTTACCGGATATATGGTTGGGTAAGCATGTTCAACGCCGGGATGATGCAATCAACAAGGCAACAGATCAAAATTTGGGAGAAACATTAACAGATTTTGCAGTTGCAATGGCATTATTGGATGATTGGCAGATCCCGGCGTTGCCGGGCAATGTTGACAATTGGGATTTTCAGAAGTTGGATCTAAGGTTGATCGCATGGATCAGACAGACAGTGTTGGTTGATTTCAACAAGTGTTTTATCATCCCAAAAGTTTTATCCTCTCCATTGCAAGATGGGCAAATGGAGAGGGATCAGACATAAGCAGTGTATTGTTTGATCGCCATGGGGCAATAAACAATATTGGTTATTATGGTCAGATATGGTCGGATTATATAAAAAATGGGCATTTCCCAAGATCAGGCGGATTTGATCAACAAGAATTGGTGGTTATGATCAAATTGGATATGATCAGCAGGATCATATATACATATAAAGATTTTATTAATAACAACAAATCGGATTGGTCTAAAATGAGTAAGACACAAATGGAAATTGCAAGATGGATCGAAAAACAGGAGACAGGCCATGGATGATATATCAGTTGATATGATCGTTAAAGCAATAACACAGGGATTTGATTCGTTGAGCAATGATTTAAAAACAGCAGAGAAATCAACAACAAAGTTAAACAGTTCAATTGATAAAACATCATCCTCAGGCAAGAAATCAAGTTCTATAATCAGTTTGTTAAAGGGCAATGTTGTAAAATTGGCCTCATCATTGGGGTTGGCAACAGCAGGATATGATCTCTTAAAAAAGGCAATACAGGGATCAATTGATTTTATGAAACAATCATTGCAGGTTGCCAGTGATACGCAGGAATTGATGAACAAATACGGTGTTGTATTTGGAAATACAGCGAGTTCGGTCAGTGCAGAGTTGGATAAGTTCGCAAGTGATGCAAATAGATCAAAGATAGAGCTAAAAGGCATGGCCAGCACATTGCAGGACACATTTGTCCCAATGGGATTTACAAGAGAGGAGGCGGCCGGATTATCTGTGCAAATGACAAAATTGGCAACAGATGTTGCAAGTTTCAATAATTCTGCAGATGCGGATGTAATGCGTGATTTCCAATCTGCTATTGTTGGAAATCATGAAACAGTAAGAAAGTATGGGATCGTCATAACACAAAATGCACTCAGCCAGGAATTGATGAACATGGGCATAAAAGGTGGAGTGACAGCGGCCAGCGAATATGACAAGGTTATGGCCAGAGTAAATTTAATATTAAAGGGCACAGTTGATGCACATAATGATGCAATCAAAACAGCGCAGAGTTATGAGAATGTCACAAAAGGATTAACAGCGGCATGGCAGGATTATCAAAATTCAGTTGGTGAGGGTATGGTTCCAACAGCAACCAAAAGCAAAAAAGCATTATCAGATGTTGTGAAACAGGCAACAAGGAACAGAGAGGCGGTTAATGAGCTCAAAAAAGCAGAACAGACAGGGATCATCACAAAAAAGGAATACAAGCAATTAACAGAGGATTTGGCCAGAGTTGGGGAATATGGGGCGCAGACAGAGGAATATTTAGCCAAAAAGTATGCAGAATCTCAGGCAAATTTGCAAGATTATAATAGCGCCATGGATGAGCATAAGCAATTTGTTGATGCCATGGCAGAGACAACAACAGGATTGGCAGTTGCAGAGGATGAGGCAATCCCAGTTGTATATGAATATGCAAATGCTCAATCAAAAAATGCAGATATTTTGGATGATGTTGCACGCAGTTTGGCAGACGCAAGCGCCAATGCAATAACATTGAGTGAGAGTCTAAAGGGTGCAACAGGCGTTCAGGTCGCTCAAATGATGATTGATCAGTTGTTACAAACAATGAGGGAACATCCAGAGGCGGCAGATGACATTATGAACGAGATCATGCAGATTGAGGATGAATGGGGTTTGGCATCTGAGAGGTCCCGGGAATTGTCAGAGGGAATGTTGTTGATCACAGATGCAATTGATAAGGGAACTATTGCAAGAGAGGATGTGAATGAGGCATTTTCATATTTGTATGAAAATGCAGGATATGCAAATGATACAATCGGATCATTGAAACAAAAGTTTATAGATCTCCCAGCAGAGTTGGATAATACATCCAGTGGATTATCAGATTTAGTTGATGAGATTAGGGAAGGGGCTATCCCAGCATGGGATGAGATGTTGTCATTGGCAAGTTCATTTATGGCATTGCCAGATTCTAAACATTTCAAGGTCACATTTGAGACAACAACAATAACAAATGATCCACAACAAACAAGCAACGGCGGCGCAACAAACTTGCCGGAGATACCGGGGGTTGATCTTGTTGAGACAACAGATGAAAATGCAGCAGGTGGCAGTTTCATTATTCCAGGTGGATTTAATAATGATAAAGCATTGGTTCCTGTGAGTTCGGGTGAGGAAGTAAGCGTTATACCAACAGCACAAACAAGAAAATCACAGCCGGACAATACGCAGTTATTAATGGCAATCAGTGCATTGCCAAGAGCATTTGCAAAAGAAGTCGCTAATCAAATGACAATCAGGAATATGTAACATGGCAGAATATGCAGTTGTAACAATTGAGATGAAATTAAATGACATATGGACCGATATAACAGCAGATGTCGTTGGTGATTGTGATATCCAGTATGGGATCATGGATAATGATGTTATGGGTAGGGTCGCAGATCCTGGATCAATCTCATTTATGCTCAATAATTCTGCTAATAACAGCGCAACAAAAGAGGGTTATTATTCTCCAGGTCATGCAAATGCAAGATCGGGATTTAACATTGGTACAGAGGTCAGGTTAAAAGTTGTTTATGATGGTTTTACAATGTATAAGTTCAAGGGCAAAATACCAGAGGATGGCATATTAGTTTTGCCGGGGATATATGGACCCAGATATACAGGTGTTATGGCTTATGATTACATGGATGAGGTATTTAATGAAGATATAGATCTCCCAGAGTTGCAGACAAATAAACGCATGAATGAGATTGTTGAGCAGTTGGTCGCAAATATGCAGATACAACCAGAGAGCACAGATTATGATCAAGGGCAGGATATTTACAGCACAGTTTTTGATACGGTTAGTTCAGGGACAACAAAGGTTGCTAGTGAGTTTCAAAAAGTTGCAATGTGCGAGTATGGTTATATTTATGTTAAAAGGGATGGAACAGCAGGAGAGATATTAAGAGTTGAGGGAAGATATACACGCACGGGATCAGATTTGTTGGATTTGCCAGTGTGCACCAACGAATCAAACAATATATTAGATTCTGATGACAATAATATATTAGATTCTGATGGTGAGATAATAGTTGATAGTAATATTGAGGATGCAGAATTTGATGATATGGTTGAGGGATTGAGTAATTACTCATGGGGAAAATCAATTGTAAATAGAGTATTTGGCACAGTATATCCAAGATATTATGACACATCATATGTTGCATTGTTTGAGTTGAGAGATCCAATATATATTGAGGGTAAATCAACAAAGGAGAATTTGAGAGGTATATATAAGGATCCAAACAATGAATCAAGTAAGATAACAGCAACAGATTTGCAAATACCAGTTGCCAACACAGATTACACATTTAATAGTTTAGAGGATGGAACAGGATCTGATCTAACAGAATATATGGAAGTAACAACAACACTGGGGGCGGATCAGGCAGATATAAGTATTTATAATACGGGAAATACGCCGGGATATGTGACAAAATTCCAGATCAGGGGCAAAGGCATTTATTATTATGATCAGGTATCAATTAAGGTTGAAGATCAAGATAGTATTGATGACAATGGGATCATGTCATTGAGGGTCAATCTTATGTATCAGGATGATGTTGTTGAGGGCGAGGGATTGGCCAACATGATCAAGGAAACATACAAGGACCCAATAGGCAAGTTTGAGCAGATCGGATTTATTGCAAATAAAGATGGGAAACATATGTTCGCATTTTTATTGGCAGAGCCCGGGGATATGATCAAGTTGACAGAGGAGTTAACAGGAGAGAACGCACAGGAGTATTTTATAAATGGTGTTAGTGGGAAGATTAGCAGTGGTGCAAATGGTCAGATCATATCATATCAATGGGTGTTGGCAAAAAAAACACAGGTGACATTTTGGAAATTGGGAGCTAGCGGTTATTCTGAATTACAGACTGCAGGCAGTGATGATGGCACGGCGAGATTAGCATTTTAGGAGAGGTACAATGGCAAATATTTGGCATGATCTTATAACATGGGTTGGTGGTATCACAGTCACAGATAATCACATGAACGAACAGATCAGGGACAATTTAACATACATAAAAAATGTTATTGATAATTTATCATCAAGTACGCCAAGTGTGAATTTGGTGAAAAATTATCCCAGCATTGAGGGGGCAGATGGATCACAGCCAGTGTATTTTGATGTTGTCAATGATCCAGTATTGACAGAGGAAGATGCAACCGGGGAGAGCATACAACAATTACATGAGCGAGTTTTGAAATTCGTTGTCAGTGCAGATGGTGGGGATAGTGACTATGCACAACAGACATTAACAATTGCAGATGAGCCATTGTTAGATGCCAGTGTCACAACAGTATCATTTGGTATTTGGGTATATAACACGGTTGCGGGCACAGTGACAGTTGAGTTATATGATGATGGCGGATCAATATTACTGGGGACAGACACAACAACAGAGGTTGATCAGTGGGTTTGGTTAGAGATATTAAATGTCACTATTGGCACAACATCAATAACATGGAGAGTTAAACACAGTGAAAATGATGCAGTGATATATATGGCAATGCCAACATTATCTCCAGCGGCAGTGGTCGGGGCATGGCAACAGCGCAAGTTGATTTACAGGGAGAGTTTCAGCGTTGATATTGGATCTCCTCAGGCAAGTTGGACAGATCTTGATTGTTCGAGTTATGTTTCAGGCAATGCGGCAATTATCAATTTCCTGTTATACGCAGGCAAGGCGGCGGCAAGCACAAAAACATATATGCGCAGGAATGGAGACACAACAAATACAAGCGCATTGATCATATCATTTGGATATGCAGGCAGTGGAAATCAAGGCATGGTGATGTGTGATGAGGATCAAATTGTTGAGTATTACTCATCAAATACAGAAACATGGTATGAGTTATATATAGTTGGATATTGGGAGTGGGAATAATGACAATCAATAAATTCAGGCATATAACAAAAGTATTAGATGGTCAGGCCAGTTTGACAAAGAAAAACATTGTTAATGGATCAATTAAGATCAATGGATCACAAAAGGCGCCAGCAGGTATGGTTGTTGATATTACAGATGGGATAGTCAAATGGGATGATCAAAAGACATTGGGGGATCCCGGACCTTATGAATTTGAGTTTGATTATGAGGTGGTTGATCAGGTTGATGATATATCAGCGATAAAAGAGACAATCACCAAGATTGACAATACCGCAGTAACAGATCTTGAATTATCAGATATGAAAAACTTATTATTATTATTGGCGGCAAGGTTGGGGTATGTTAAATATATTGATGGCAAATATATAATAGATATATTGAGCAAGGAGAGTTAATCCATGGGCAATTTTAGATCATATGATGAAACAACAGATCCTGGCAGTGATGCAATATTGTTAGTTGTGATCAATCCAACAACAACACCACAAACAAAAAAATGCCAGGTTATAAATTTGGGAGCGTTGAGAGCATTGAGCAATTTGGCCAGTGTGGCCATTAATGCAGATATGGATCCTGGAAGTGATAATGCAATTGATTTGGGCAATGGGTCTAAAATGTTCAAGGATATTTATTTATATCAGATGTTGTTAAAAGAGAGATCAGCACCCAGCACGCCAGCAAGTGGATTAAACTCATTGTATTCTAATACATCGGGGATATTGCATTTTCTCAATGACAATGGGGATGATTTCTCATTGGGTATATATCCAGATATATTGATTTCAGCGCCGGGGATCAGGCCAAGATCTGACAATGGTTGTGGTGCAATGGAAAGTTATGAGACATCAACATATAAAGTGATATATGATGGTTTGCCATTTGATAAGGATAGTGATGAGTTTGGTCAGTGTCAGATACCATTGCCAAGAGATTACAACAGTGGCACCATGCAATTTAAGTTTTATTGGTGGTGCAAATCAGGCATTGGCAGTGCCTCAGAGACAGTACAGTTTGCAATACAGGGATTGTCAATTGGAGATAATGAATCATTAGATCAGGATTGGGGCACAGCGCAGGTCATAAGTGATACATGGCAGGCAGATGAGAAAATGCACATAACAGGTTGGACGCCAGCAATGACATTGGCAGGCACGCCAGCAGATCAAGAATTTGCAAAGTTCCAGATTTACAGAGATGTATCAGAGGACAATTTAGGCGGTGATGCTTATTTGTCAGCAGTATTGGGCAAATTTACAAGGACATAATATATGACCATAGCATATGATGCAGTTTCAAGCGATTCATGTAATTATAGATCGGGTGGGTCATGGTCCCATATTATAGGCAATGGATCAAATAGATTGTTATTTGTGTTGTTTATGGGGTACAGATCAGGGAGTATAACCACATCTATAACTGGGGTAAGTTGTGGCGGCGTTGCAGGCACTCAAATATATTCGTATGCATTGGGTGGCAGTTCGGGAACATTTGAGATTTGGTTGATAAAAGATCCGCCAGTTGGCAATCAGACAATAACATATACATCATCGGCCAGCCCAAGTTTGGCCATGGCAGGGATCAGTTATAATGGAGTGCAACAATCGGATCCATATTATACAGCAAAGCAATTTGAGGGTAGCAGTGCGTCGCCAAGTGTGTCAGCGTTGGATGGTGGTGATGGGTTTGTTGTTTCGTTTTTGGGATATGGTGATGGATCTGTGACAGTATCACCGGGCACAGGACAGACAGAGAGGGTTGAAAACTCACCAGCGCCACCAAATAGAGGCGTTTGGGGATCAGATGAATCAAGTGATGATGAGGCAAGCGCAAGTTTATCAGCCAGCACATATGTTGGATTATGGGCGGCAGTATTAAGAGAGGCAGAGGCCGGACAGGGAATAACAATGTCAGGCGGTGCCATGTGCATAATGTAATAAATAATATATAAAAGGAGAGTAAAAAAATGTCTTATCCAAAAGGTTTTTATGTTCAGGATAGTATTAACATTGATTATGACAAGGCAAAGGGATTGGGTTATAAATATTGCATAGCCAGGGCGGCAGATTGTGATCAAATAAGTGATGGGTCGCCATATGAACCCAGCAATTATGTTGATCAACAATTTTCTGCAGAGGTTGCAGAGGCAGACAGGGTCGGGATGTATTTGTTTGCATGGTATAGATTGGGCATGGTCCCAAATGTGCATGCAGTTGATTGGAAAACACCGGGTGCAGGGTTGCAATATAAGGCATTGAGGCACGCACTAAAGAATAAAACATATCATGCAATCATTGTTGCGTTGACATCTCCAGTTAATACAGGATCAAATATGATGGAATATCTTAATCAGTTTGTTGGTGTAATTGAGACTTGCAAGATGCAAGAGGGACCCAGTAGTTCGGGATCAGCGCCGGCAATCATTGTCGCATGTTCTCCTCAGGTTTGGTGGGCAGGAAATAAAGAGGTTGAAAATACAATCGGGCAGGCAAATTATAAAAATGCAGTGATGGTCATTGGATCAATGGATCAATTTTTAAGCCCGGGCAATCTTGTCACCAGCAACAATGTATTTTGGGCAAATGGGTACACAAAAGATTTGGGTGATATGACTTATACATATGACTTTTTTGGCACAGAGGATGGATTAAAAACCAGATATGGTGAGGTCATTAATTATGATTACATGCCAGATGATGAGCCGGGAAATGAGCCAGGAAATGAGCCGGGATCAGGAATAAATGTTGATCTGTCAGGTGTTATTAGTGCATTGGGAAACATAAATGATAAATTAGATAATATTGATCGTGGTATAAGGAGAATTGATTAATATGATTGATATGTCATTTTGGCAAAAGATATGGAATAAAGTGTTATATGGATGGGATCTCAATTGTATAAATAATGACTTGTTTTTAATGATTGATGTAAGCCATTGGATTGTAAAACCAAGTATGTTTATTGAGGAAAAGTTTGCGCAGATGGTTGAGCAATTGGATCTCAAAGGTATTATATTTAAAATCAGTGATGCCAATAAATCAACTGGGCAATTGTTTGTTGATTCAACGGCAACATTTTGGTATGAATTGGCAGTAAAATATAATTTATTGAGGGGCGGTTATCATTGGTTGCAGGCTAGTGTTGATCCAACAGTTGCGTATAAATATTATAATGGTTGGATTAAAGATCATCCATTAAATGTGCCTCATATTATTGATTTTGAGGAAAGATCAATCAAAAGCGCCAGTGATATATTATGGCGTTTAGAGGTTATGCTAGATCTGTGTGGGGATGATTCAATCATATATACATCAAAAGGATATATTTTATATCTCAAAAATATGTTGGATCGCAGTGTGTGGACCCAAAAAATATCACATATTGCCCAATATACATTGTGGCTTGCGTGGTATAGCAGATATTGGCCAAAAGAAGTTTGGCCATGGGCAAAAAATGCATGGCAGGTTTGGCAATATAGCGCAGGGGCAGATTATCCGATATATAAAGATCAGGATAACAAGGATGGTTTGAATTGGGGATTTCAGGCGCACGGGCTTGATATGAATTGGATTAAAAAGGATTATTATAATATGTTGATCAGTGCAAATATAAATAATAATGGATTAGATGATCAAGGCATTGGTGATGAGCCGGGATCGGGTGATGATAATACATTAATGAGCATAGGTGATCGGGTTGATCGGTTAGAAATTACAGCAAGATCCCACGGGTGGATATTGTAAATATTTATAATATCCAGAAGTTTTATAAAAGGGTCACATTATTTGTGATCCTTTTATTATATTAAATTGATTGTAAACTGGGCGGTTAATGTATTGACAATATAATACCAATATGGTATTATATTAAAGAATAAATATAACAATTTCAGATTGGAGAATAAACATGAATGAGAGAACAGAACAAGATGACAGATTGACAAGGGCAGAATACATGGAAATGTTAGAGGGTCAGGAGATATGG